GTCAGGAATATTGGGGGAAGAGCTAATCAATTTTTCAGGAAAATTATAAGTAGCAATTTCAGAATTTTCAGTTTGGGTATCGGCCCAAGTTACGTTACCAATTACAACAGGACGAGACAAAACATCGGCAACAGTATGTTCGCGATCTTCAAGCGAACCAGAAAGAATATCTACATTAGGTAAAATAGGATTAGGTAAAGTAACAGATTGCAAAGCCGTATCATCAACAAATTGCATAGTTTGTTTCATATCAGTAGATGGCATAGGGTCAGCCATTTCAACGGTTGATGATATGGGTTGCTGGTTACTAGGATTTACATTATCAGTTACAGACGCACTACCAGAGTTATTATTATTATTAGAATTAGAATTCATAGTTATAGAGAATTAAAACACCGAAGGTTAAGACATTACTGTGCGGAAATATCGTCACCGACAACACCACGAGAACCACCAATGCTACCAAGAAATAGCATGTTACGAATGTTATTGTATGTATGTAGTGTAGGAAAAATGTTATGTTTTTTACAAGCATTATATATTAGTTTAGACCAGTGATTAAATATTTCAACATCATAAAGAGACAGTTCCATAAAAGCATTTTCACAGTTAGATTTACACAGGTCACCCTGATCGATATCTCCTCGCACCCAATAAGTCATTTCGAGAATCGTGTCCAAGTCGAGAGGCGCATCGTAACGCGCATGTCTGCAGACGAATTTCCTTTTGAGAAATTCGACCCCAGACAAATCTCGACTCTTAACGATTTCGTTTTTACCTTTAGACTCATCAGTGTAGGACATACCAATCCGGGTCATCATAGAAGAAATAGTAAATTGATTAAACAAGTCAATAATAGCATCAGAAATATTAAGAACATTATCATCACCATAAGAAATCATGGAAACATTACGAGAAAAAGACATCATATCATTAGTAATCATGAAATAAACAATACGCACACACAAAGAATTATACATAGAATTAAGAATAGTCGTCAACGGATTACCAGAAGGTTGAGAGTGGGTCCACATATACACAACAGAACCACAAATATGCACTGAATTAACGATTTCATCAAACAAAACACGACGGATCTTCCGATTTTCTTCACCATCGTCATAAAAATCATTAATAATATCTAAACAAGCAAACAAAATAGCAGGGTTAAGAGTTCCATCATAATTTGCAAAGTCACCAGCGACTACATTCTTACCTTTACGCTGTAAATAATTAGCTAGCTCTGTCCACTCATGCGAATACGCATTAATGCCCACAGCTACCTCATTATTTATACGATTGCACATAATATGTCCATTAAATCCAAGGAAATATTTGCGCACAGCAAGAATGTAATCCATTTGTCCAACGGAAAACACACGGGTTTTACCCGCAAGAACTTTATCAATAGGACGACGTTCAACTTTAAGAGTGTCAACCCACAAGTGGGGTGCACGAATGCCTTGTTTAGCCAATTCAATACGCTCATCAACGGCTTCTCTAAGCTCCGAGTTGTTCAGATCATATTCCAAATCACCAAGCCAGGTTGTTTTACCTGGTTTGTGAGATGAAACCTTATCTGACCAACCGAAGCCCGGAGAAGACCGTCGATTCATTGCGTTCATGAATTCGACTTCAGTACCAGTAATAGCTTGTTCATGGGTGAGAACTTGCTTATACTCACTGGTAGCATTCGCTAACACAACACTCTTCAAGTCATCACGTGCCATATCAATTATATCTTGCGGAATAAATGTTACAGGTACACCGCACTTCTTCAATCCTTTCATAAGGGGGTCCACTCTCTCACCATCTACATAAATCGGTTTTAACGCCGACGGTAGGTGGCGAGCAGGACCAAACTCCTCAAAGATTGGAGAAGGGCGGATATCAGTCTTGGATGGTGCTCCAACAATCTTACTAGAGATGCCCAAGGGAATAAATTCCCCTTCAGGCATGGGTTTACACTGCGCTAAACCTACTTCGTCGTTTACACAACTAGGTAGGCGAAATTCATCAACTCCCTCAGAAGTGAGAGCTAAAGCGCGGTCTAAATCCTCTCCAGTGATTGATGTAGCATATCCATAACCAGTAATACCAGCAACATGTATTCCGAGTATTTTCCTTTGGATTCCAGTACAATTTGCAACTAAAACAGAACCACAGTCACCTGCTGCAGTTTGGGAAGCATAAGTATAAGATTTACGAATATTTAACTGAATGTCATTACGAGTACGATGGTCGGTATAAATATATTTCAAACAATCACGAGCGACAACATTACTAATAGGTTCAACACGAAAAACAAAATTAGAACCAGCAGGCGAATAACTTGCGAGAATAGCAGAAGTAGTACGAAATTTAACAAGATCAGAAGAACGAACAAAATGTTTTAAAATATGACGATGGCAATGCAAAGAATTATCAGGAAACTGCAAAAGAACAGCATCCTTAAACTCACCAGAAGAATCAAGAATATCAAAAGTTTTAATAGAATCATAATCAAAAATATAACCAGTAGGCAAATGAGAATTAGCAATACGAATTTGTTTAAATTGAGAAAGAAATTGGAAAACATGCCAATTACATATAGCGATGCGACCTTTAATAAAAATTAAATTAGCAGAAAAATTTTGACCAACACCACCAATGCGATAAGAATTTGTAATAATAGAAGATGAAATTAACTCTTGAGCGTTCACATCCACATAAGCTTCTGTTGTGGGGAGATTCTCAACACGAATACTTGGCTTTGCTGCCGTAACAGCATCGCCCGACACAGAGTGTTCAACGCGAACAAGAGGTTTCGAGTTAGTTTTCACGTCACCCGAAACCCCGTGTTCGACACGAACAAGAGGTTTCGAGTTAGTTTTCACATCACCCGAAACCCCATGTTCGACGCGAACAAGCGGTCGACTATTCGTCTTGACGTCGCCTGAAACACCATGTTCTACTCGAACTAGTGGACGACTGTTTGTCTTCACATCTCCAGACACGCCATGTTCGGAAATCGCTGGTGTTTCACCACCACACCAAAC